TGTTGTCAATGAGCAGATGATAATAGAGTTTGCCGTCAATATACCAACGGCGGAAAATATCATAGCCATTATAGTTGAATGACAGCAGTTTCAAGATAGCATCAAACTCTTCGCGTATCTTTTTCTTGATGCTGTCAGGCTGATCAAGTTTGTCTAGCACAATGTTGACTGGAGCTCCGTCCGAATCAGACACAATAGCAGCATTTACAATGTCTGAAATTGCTGTATCACACTCAGGTTGAGTTGCAGCACTACGACATTTAAGCACAATGTCCTTTTCATTTGTAAGTGATGCACCATCAATGTCGAGTATCTGACCATAATAGCCAGCAGCATTACTCGACGTTAAAATAGAAGTACCGTCATTCTCAATCGGTGCTGAGAATGACGGTACAATTGAACCTTCAGAAGGTTTCTTCTTGTCAATTATCTTTGATATTTCATAGCCAAACAGCTTCATAATATATTATTTATAAACAAATTAGAGGCTACTAATTAGTTAGTAACGCTGTCATTTGTCCAATACTGATAGTTGAATTCTACTGTGAATTCTTCTACGGTGTCATTGGTTTCGTAATTTAATTCGATGTTGCTGATAACAGTTGGATATGCATCAACAAATGTATATGTTGCCAATGCAGTGTCGCTATTAGCTCTGCCGAGTTGTTTTACTGTTAAGTTTTTATAGTATGATAGCGCTCCGGCTGGTAAATTACTGGTATTTGAAACGTGGCGATTGATTAGATTCATCCATTCTTCAAATGCTTTGCGTAATTTAAAGTCAGTGTCGTTGATTACGGTGACTGTCCATGATTCGAATGTACGATCACCTGCAACCTTTAATTTACGACCACGATATGGAACTTCAATCAAGCCAAGATTACTTGAAGGAATGCTCGCAGCTTTTACTAAAAATGTTGATGCCTTTGCAGCTGCTTGGCTGCCAGTCACTCCACTAGGGAAGAAAATTTGACATTCAAACAAGTTTGGTCTAGCACCACCACCGCTAAAATTACTTTTAAAGTTAGTTAAATTGCTCATTTGTATTTAGTGTGTTATAAGTTAATTTTATTTATACCAATTATGCACCAATTTCAGTAAATGAAACTCCAGTACGAGTCGCAATAAAGTTTAGGGTGATATAGTTGATTGAACGAGCTGGCTTGATGTAGATGTCAGCAACGAAACGATTGGTATCGATAATTTCAGCAGTATTGTTTGTTTCGTTACAAACAACTTTGAATTCAGTAATACCACGACGTCCTTGAACATCTCTCAAGTATGGCTCAACAAGATTGATAAATGAAGTGCGTGTAAATTCATCGTTAAGTTCAAAGAGTTGGAACTTAGCAGCTTCACGGCATGTGCGTTGAAGAGCGATGAATAGACGACGAACATTTATGCGATCGAAAGCTGATGCTTTGCGTTGACCTGTCTTGTCACCCCAAAGAACGATACCATTTCCAGGCATATTTACGATTGGGTTGATGTTAAAGTTGTATAGCTCATCACGATCTACTCTAGCAGGATTGTATGCGATCTTTGTAACTCCGCGAAGTTGTCCACGATTTAAACCAGCTGGTGAGAACCATGGATCAGCTACTGTATCAGTATACGCGCAAAGACCGGCCATATGACCGCATGCTGGAATCCAAACATATCTGTCAGAATATTTGTTATAGACATAGACAGGTGTACTGTCAAAAACTACATAGCTTGTAGGATTGGATATCTTCTCTTTATATTCCTTTAATGCATCCTTTTTAGTATCATCTGCAGCTAATCTTGCCAATGAAAGAGGAGCTGATAAAAATCCTACACAATCATTACGTGTATTTACCAATTGAGATATTGTACTATTGATTTCAGCAAAACTATCTCCTTCAATTGCTTCTGCGAATACCAAGTCGAATGTGAGATTATCAATATCACTCAATTGAACGGTTGTGAAGTTGCCTGGGTCTAATACATTTACGATGTCGTTGATTCGATCACTCGAATCAATAGAACCGTCATTGCCGTGTATAAAATTAAATTTACCTAGGTCAATAGCCAGTGCGCTAGATGATTGTGGCGCAACCAAACTATATTCGTCAGCTTCGAAGTTATAGATTAAATCTTCGTTTTGTACATAGATGTATGCAGAAGATTGATTTATAACATCAGAGAAATAGTTCGAGACGTTTGTAGTAGTTCTGGCTTCACTGTTTAATGATAGACCTTCAAATACTTCCAAGATAGTTCCTTTTACTCCAGAAAATAGACCATCATGGTCGTATACTGCAACGTGAACTTCGTCATTCGTATATTTAGGAACCCCATTTTCTCCTTGCTGTTCGTTCCATACTGTGTTGGAAGGAATATAGCTAAACTTGAGTCTAAGTTCTTCTTCGTTGGCAAGAGCATTGTCAGCATGAAAAACAGCTACTCTTAATGAATCGCCGAGTACACCTGCATAGCGTGCATAGAATGCTCCGTCATTATCGAATTCAGGATCAGTTGAACGAAGTTCAAAGTCTGCTTCGTTTTTATAGACAGTCGTATTAACTACGCTTGTAGCATAGCCATCTTCATCTGCAGCTTGAATTGCAACAGCATTTCTCGCTGTATCGACGTCAAGAGCTCTGACTACCTTTAAGCTATTTCCATATTTTAAGAAGCTTTCTGCTGTTAAAAATGAAATATCGTTTATATCTGCGGTTCTTTTTGGAGCGCCAAAAATTTTGCCTAGATTTGTTTCTGAATCAACATTTACGATATTATCTGCTGGTCCCCAATTAAAGTGACCCACATATAACCCGACAGATGCTGATACTGGTTGTGTTACCGGTGTCAAGTCTGTTTCTGTGACCTGTACACCTACGCTTTGTAAATATGCCATATATTTTTACCTTTCTTCAGTTGTGTTTAATTATAAGTTTGTTGTGAAACATAATAAGAAATTATTCAATCTAAGCATATTTATAAAATGCGACTTTTACAGCATATTCCACTCCTTGAGGTCTTGTATCTGACGCTCGTAATGGTTAACACTACTCGTTTCAGACGCTGCATTATTAGTTAGCATCGGAAATGGCAGCGCATCGTCTTCCATCTCTTTGAGTTTTTCGCTATAGAGCAGATCCTTTAGCTCAATCGGGCTCATGCCACCAAAGGCATCAGTGCTTACAAACCATGCAAAAAGCACAAGATTCATGACCATGTCATCGTGAGTCGATCCGCGAGCAGAATAGCTGTCTCCTTTAGGCTCAAAACTGCTCAGTTCACTGATCGCATCTGCGTCACATATATGCAGTTTGGCACCTTCTATCAGGTCTTTTAAATTGCTACAACCAATGCGTTTTACGCGCTTTGTCATGGTGACACCGATCCCGCTGCTCTTTACTGAACTTTGCACGAATGTATTGTCATATTCATAGTCATGATATACCGCATTGCAAACAACCTGTCCGGCATCATTATTTTCAATGATTACAAGTGCATTGTTGTATGTCTTTGCAGCACGAACAACGAGCTCTGGAAACATCAGCGGAGATATCATGTTGTCTCGATAGGTGCAGACTTGACTAAAACTGTTATTTGAGGATATGTCAAAGACAGTAAATGTACTATAGTCTTGACCTCGCCCCTTGCTTACATCGACAGTCATTATATAGTCATGACCTTCTATGGGTTCGACATAATAACGAATGCCATATTGAGATTTTATGGGATCTCGTGCCTGCAACCCCAATAACACGTCAGAACTTATGAGTGTCTGAGAACTGCCTATAAAATTTACTTCAAATTCCTGTCGAAATTGCAGTTCACTGCTGTTTGCAATGGTCTGACGTTTCCATTCTTCGTCTCGTCCTGGCACGTCATTCCATCGAATCGTAAACGGTTTAAACTCGTTTGCTCCTTGTATGGCACCTTCCCATAGCTTATAAAACATATTGCCTATGCCGTTAGGAGTGCTTGTAATTATAACCTTTGTGTCTTTACCAGATGAAATAACTGGATAGGTACTTGTATAAAACTCGTTTGCATTGTGTACGAAAGCAAACTCGTCAAGGAAAATTACGTTCATACTCAAACCACGAATACTCGATCCGCTTGTCGCAGCAGCAATAATTTCGCTGTTGTTGCTAAACATTATATTGCCCTTATTTAAAATCTTACATCCTGGTTGCAAGAAAAATGGCAGGTTTTCAAGCATAAGTGTAAGACGAGACAACATCTCACGAGCAGTTGCTCCTTTGTTTGCTAGGATGCCAATCTTTTTATCTGGATTGAATATTGCATAGTGTAGCAACCATGCAACGCTTGTAATAGACTTTCCGCTTTGACGACACGCAAGTACAATACTAAAACGATTGTCTGTAAAATGCTCGGTCATCTGTTCTTGATAGCCGCGTAACTTAAAGTTTACAAGTCCACGATCGAGATTGATTACCTTTACATAGTGTTCTGTAAAGTATGCTACACTTGCCATGCATTTTTTATACTCACTTATTTCATGAGCAGTAAAACTTTGCTGAACTCCATCTCTCTTTATATGAGGATTGCCATTATAGGAATCGGGTGTAGTCATTATACGTCAACAGTTTCATCATCATTCGAACGCTTTAGTAGCTTTTGCAATTCAGTAGTTGTGCCTACAAATATTGCATTGTTTGTGGTAGAGCCACCACTCTCACCTTTACATTTTGTCGGCTGTTCTTGAACTATCTTTTTACGTTCTTTTTGTAGAGACAGGAGTTGACCATTTATGTCTGCTGCTGTCTTTATCATGCCAGCAAGTACTTCAAACGCACGAGGATGTTCAGCATCAGATGCAAGGGCATGCATAGTACTTATTGCTTCATCACTTGTATCGATAAGTTTTTTAATACGTTCACGAGCAAACTTATAGTCTTCTTCAGCGTCAATTATAATCTCGTCATTCGACGGACCAACTGGCTGGCCAGATGCCAGTGCAATTTCATTTTTTACCGGGACCACATTCTTTTCAAGAGATGCCAGTATAGTTTCTTTGTCTCGTTTCATAATCAAACATTTTCTTCATCAAATCCGTATGTAGTAATTACTGTAT